CATGTTATGCTATTACCATTTGGATTTTCGGATAATCTTAACAAGGCATTACCCATGTGTGCTATAAACAAACAAGAATTTGGAATAAATATAAAGTTTAGAGATTATCATTCACTCTTGTACAATGTATATGGGAAAATAGACACAACAGATTCAAGAATTGATCCAAAAGTTAAGAAAATGACAAATGTTCGTTTGAAAATTGAATATGCATTCCTTGGGGATCCAGAACTTAATTATATTATTCATCGACCGGTGGATATGGTTATAAAACAAGTCCAATTGAATGAGTTCAAGGTTCCTAAAAAGGAATTTGATAAATCATACACAGATATGGTTTTTGAAGATTTTAGACAGAATTACGCAAGTATATGGAAAGATTACTATAACAATCAAACATTTCAACTCGAGTTTAATAACAATATAAATCGTTTATATTTCATTACCCAGAATGAAGAATATGCAAAGACACCGAGAGATGGTAGTCCAAGTGGATGGTATGGGAATCAGTGGTTCAACTATACTCCAGACACTACAGACTATTTGTTTAAAATTAGACCCAATAATGCACAAAGACAATTAAACAAGGGTAAAGAGTCTTCACAGATAACATATAATGTTCGATACTCTGATCCAACTACCGCAGGTAATTCGTGGGTATCTACACCATGGAACCTGGAACCAAGAAGTTATGCTTCTTCAGAAACCCAAATATCGTCAAATATCACCGCAGGATTCATGACATGGATTAAACCACAAACTGTTGATGGAAAAACAGTTAGTTTAACATCCAACTTTGCTGATCCACAAATTGGACCAATATCGGCTAAACAATACATGATATTTTCAGAGGTTGATACGAATGGAAACACAAATCCAGACTGGTGGGCGGCGATACATCAATATGATTGGTTAAGGATTACTGTTACAATAAAACGTGCTGCGACCAATACGAGAGCTTATACAGAGAATCCATATAATACATATGACTTTACATTTGATAACGAAGTCCACCCAGTAGGTATCGACGGGGCGAATGGTCATTATTATATAACAGTTTCAGATATAAATGACCGTAATCCAAATTGGTGGTGGTGGTATAAATCCGCCGTACCGTGGTGGACATACAATAACCGTATCGACATTAATTCACAACAGATTGAAATAACGGTGGGCAATTATTTAGACAAGGGTGTTTTTATGAAAAACACGACTGATTGGCCATATTTTTCACAAATATATGATTTACAATTGGAGTTCAACAGTGAAATTATAATTCCCCGCGAAATCGCAGATCAACAATTTCTAACGTCCGTACAAACCCTAATCTATGATACAACATTACCCTACCAAATTACAAATATTAATGAATGTCGCCAAGGACCTTTACAGTTGATGACACTGTTGCCCATAACGGGCGATGGTCGTTTGGGCTATGCATTTCAAAACGAACAGGAGTTCAAAGTACCCTTTGTTGAAAACATATGCAAGTATGATTTTGGTCTAGACAACCCTTTAAATACTCTATACCCTATGGGGCAAGTAAATATGAGTCGTGTACAACACATAAGTTTAAATGTCAATTTTATGCCTTCGAAATCAAATAGAGATTTCAGAGTGTATGCAGAATCTTATAATGTATTACGTATAAATAATGGAGTTGCTAAATTACTATTTACATCAACTCAATAACTCAACTTGTCATTATTACTCATGATATATTCGATAATTTTATTTTGAATACACCACTTGATAAAATTCAATTGTGCAACCGAGGTTTTAATTTTTATAGTACTATTTGGAATATTATATTCAATCTTGTTTGTTCTACAAAAAGGATCAAATAATTTTTTACTATATCCATCCAAACTGGACTTGTATGCACAATGGACTGGGAAAATGGTACCATTACTTGCCGTGTAATTAACATTGTTTTTTTTAGAATAATCTGTGATAAACCATTCAAGTTTTCTTAGAGATAGCCCTATTTTTTTGGTAAGCATATTTTTAAGAAATTCTGAATGTTTGGGGTCATTGTAAAATGTATCTATTGAAGTCAATAAAAGTTCCGATCTACTCATTATATATATATAATTACAAACCTATAAGTATGTTTCCAGTTTTTGCTTTACATGGTTCGCATGCCGGACATCCCTTGAGAAAAATCGGATTCATTATTGGATGTGTGTGTTTGACTATATTTTCCGCGGATACAACACGCTTCAATGGTTTAAATTGTTCCATATGTCGTTTACAATATCCATTATACTTGCCCGAAACTTTACATCTTTTGCCATCTGGTTTTGTTCCTAGACATGTACCATTCCCTTTTACATTAATATTACTATCTAATAATATTGAACGCAGTGGAATATGATATTTTTTTGATATAACCTCGGCAAACGATGATACTCTCTCATTAACTCGACGCTCCACCTCGGTTTCAATCAAATCCTTGATCTGTTGGGTGATATCCATTTCTACTTGTTATATAAATGTCTCTATTTTTTATCTTCGAATTTTTTGAATATATCATCAATTTGTCGTTGACCTTTGGCAACATTTCTCACGGGTTCTTGTGAGATCAAATCACCAAATATCTCATGTTTAGGGTTTTCTACCAAAGGTTCCAGAATATCACACACGGGATTTATAAACTTGTTGGCGAAATAATACCAATAATCTATGGGCAAGTTTTTCTTTTTGACCCATTTGGGGTCTTCACTCTTTTCAAATGCCTTGGCCTTGTTATTTTTTGTTTTGATTAGGACAAAGGGAATTCTATCACCCGATTTTGGCTCTGAACCAGGTTCACGTTCTCTCATCTTGTTTCTAACTTGGACGTGCGGTAGATTGTCAGACTTGTACTTGTCTGACAACTTTTGTGATAAGATCAAGTCTTCCATTGGTACATGACCATCCAATAATTCGAGGGCTTTTGTGTGAGCGTATTTCTTGGGTTTTTCGGGATCATCGCTATCGAGAATCATGTCCAATACCTCAAGTGATACCTTTCGAACAAAGGGTGTGTTATCTCGACGAACAACTTGGAGCCCCTTGATATCTACTTGATCCATTATCATTTCACCTTGCCTATTCTTGATCCACATCTTGGCGGCGTACCGCTTTTTTGAATACAAGAAATACGGACAATAGACCTTTTCCAGTTCCAGATCGTTGGGTTTCTTGAATAGGTCATTGCATATAGTAGCCGCCTTTTCTCCCAACTCCCAACTGTATTCAATTGCTTCAACGCCTTTACGACCTTGGACATCAAACTCAATCATGACCGAATCTGTATCTCCGTACCTAACCTTGGCACCGGGAAACTCTTCTTCCACTTTTTGTTTAGTATCATCAATCATCATTCGACCTTTGCATGTCACAGTTGATGCAATCGCAACACAAGGCAATATTCCAAACTTTGCAGCACCTGTAAACCCATACACAGAGTTCATAGAGATTTTGTAGGCCAACTGCTTTCCATTATATACTGCCTTCATCTCACCCGTTGCATTTGCCATGTCCTTTTTAGCCTGTTTCCTAAACAGTTTTAGTTCCTGCAAAACCACAGGCAACAAACTTGAAACATTTTGGGCAAATTTATATGTTTTTTCACCAATTTCAAACGATTCGTATTCCACATCAGGTAGATTATCATACTTTGGATCCATGACTAGAGTAGAGTAGCACAGATTGTGAGCCATCATAATGGATGGGTACAGACTTGCAAAGTCCAACGCCGTGATTGGTGTATAATAGGCGCCCTTTTGTGCCTCCAATACTGTAGCACCCTTGTATGTGTCCGCTTCCTTTTTACGTTTATAAGTCGGAACCATATACCCAAGCTCTCTAGCCTTTCGGGTGATCTGACTAAATACCTTGATTTGCTGACCTCTCTCAGACAAGTAGCATAATGGAACCCATGTCGCCTTTGCCATCTCCAGTAGATTCAGAATATTACAGAGTTTATCCATCAGGCGATGTGGAAGAATTGTATCCTTGATACAATACTCGGCAACTTCCATAAGTTTATGCGGATCTTCTTCAACAAAACGGGCAAACATTTCGTGAGGAGACATGTCGATCTTTGAGTCGCCCAAAAAGTGATTGGATACAAAGTTTAGATTGTAAAAGTCTAGCTTTTGTTCCCTCTTGACTTCATGAAACAGGTCAAAGATGTACCTCCCAGTCATGGGTACAATTTTCAGCGAATTATCACCCAATGCACTCGACGATAGTTTCTTTGTAATCAGTTTCGATGGCGAGTTTAGCAGCCTCCCAACATCATAAAACTTGTCATTACACTTTAGTTCCCTCGCTCTGGTATAAATATAGTGCAAATCAAAACCAAAGATATTCCAACCAGTCATCATGTCGATATCATGTTTGATAATATAGTCTCTGAATCCCATCAATAATTCGGATTCCGTATCATAATTAATAATGTTGCACCCTTCAATTGGGTCTGTCTTTTTATAACATAGACAAGTCTTGTCATAGAATTCCTTTTCACCTTGTCTCTTCAAGGTAAATGCAATTTGAAAACACGCATCACCCTTAATGGTTGGATCTGGAAACTTTCCAGTCGAACTGTATGTCTCAATATCAAACGATGCAACAACAAACTTTGCTATATCATCTCTGTCGACAGATTTTAGTTTTTTCCAATCATCACAAAACAAGTCAATATCGCACCGACTAAACCTATCACGTGATTCGCATGTTTCGATTTCAATCCAGCCGGTAGAAGAAATATTTGTCCGATGCATAAGTCTCAGGAGTGGTTCGATATTTGATTCATATAGTTTGAAAAATGGAATCTTTAGAGTTTTTAGTATGGGCTTGATATTTTTGTCATATCGGGCACACCGACGTTCATACTTTTGTACAAAATCAAAATCATATTCTTCTGGTTCGACGGGTTCAGTCAGAGAATAGATACAATTTTTCATATTTTTTAGTGTTTTGAATGTAAGTTTGATGAAGATGCTCGATGTATTATTTTGAAATCCCCAAACATCTTTTCCCTTTACCATTTTTGCATCTTCGATTACATCTTCTTCTTGTAAAATCTTATTCAAATCATTTTTGATCTTTTCACACAACTTTTTATTAGCATGTGGCATTTTTATGAAAAAATAAGGATCAAACACTGTCGAAACACAGACAGATTCCCCATTGTCTGATCTTCCGATAATGCTAATGATGTGCTCATAATCATGTAAATCTCTGGCTTCCCAGCTAAGTGCCTGAAACACCACCATATCTTGTGATTATAACGTATGTTTTTTTTAATTACTTATATAAAAAGATGTCAGGTGCACTAATTGAACTTGTTGCCAAAGGAGTCCAGGATGCCTACCTTACAGGAGATCCTCAAGTATCCTTCTTTCGTGATGTATACAAAAGACACACCAACTTTGCATTTGCCCCAACTCGTCTAGACTATGTTGGCGCATTCACCGCCGGTAATGAAGTCTCTATCCCCATTATTTCAAAGGGTGATATGCTTAGCTACGTTTGGCTTGAAGCCGAGGGTATCAATGATATTGGGGTCAACACTTCGTTATTTGTAAAGGATGAAGCCCCAAGCCAGATTAGACTCTACATCGGTGGTCAAATAGTAGATACCCAAGATGCGATGTTTAGCTCTCTGGTTTGGCCCAACGCCAGCTACAGTGATACCAGCTGCAAGACATTCAACGCCCCCACTTGGGCCGCACAGACCAACGACCGCAACAAGAACTGGTTCCCCCTTCACTTTTTCTTCAGCGATGCGTTCAAGAGGTGCCTTCCCCTCGTCGCCCTCCAGTACCACGAAGTCGAGATTCGTATCACTCTAGGTGCGAACTGCAGCGCCGTTGCCACCCCCAAGGTATACGCCAACTTTGTCTACCTCGACACCGATGAGCGCCAATGGTTTGTTGATAACCCCCGCGAGATGCTCATTCCT